GTTTCGTCGTTCGCCTTGGTGGAGAGGACGCCGAGCTGAACCAGGTCAGCCCGGCACTCCTCAATCAAGTCGGTCAGTTCTGTGGCGATGTCCGAGGCGGTCGACACGACACGCACCGCCCGCTTGATTTTGGCCAGGTAATTCACGCCAACCGCCATCGGTCACTCCTCCTTAAATGAACAGCAGCAGCTGAAGCGGCTTCGCGCCGTCCAGGTCGCCGTTGGGGTCGTAGATGTTTTTGGCCAAGTCGGTCGCGTCCACCGTGAAGGTGCCGGCGGTCCCGAGCTCAACCACGCCGTCGAATTTCTCCAGCGCGAAGGGCCCGGCCGCCAGTTTCAGCGGCAGGCCAATCGCTTCCGTCCAGCCCGCGTCCCAGGTGATGCCGCCAGCGGCCTTGGGGTAGGTGACGCTGGTGACGGTCTTGAACGCCTTGGCACTGTAAACCGCATTGGTCGTGCTGGTCGCCACCGTGTCGGTGATGGGGTTGTCGTCAATGTCCGTGCCGGCCACCAGGATGTTGCCCGCGTCAGCCGCTGCCGACGGGGTGAAGCTGAGTTTCCGCGCCTGTGGCGGCTGGGCAAGCATGGTGGTATATGTCTTTGCGTCGGTAGTGTGTGTCGCCGAATCATTCAGCAGGCCGTCAGCGTCCAGGTCAGCCGCCTCCGCGGCGGTGAGATTCAGCGCGAGCACCGGCCTCAACTCATCCAAGAGCAGGCCGGACACGTCGCACGTTGCTTTCCCAGGATAGCGTCCCATTTTTCTACCTCCTTACGCCTGGATGTTGGAGGCGATCTTGACGATGCAACCGGCAGCGGCGGGGGCGCAGTCAAACACGGCCCAGCCGAGGAAATCCCAGGCGTTGGCAGCCAGGTTGCGCTGCTTCTCCACCTTGATGTCGCTGGACAGGTTGCCGACCATGCCGCGCTTGAAGTCACCGAAGAAAATGGTGCCGGCGGTGACGTAGTTGGAGAACACGACCGGGTAGCCCCTGACGTAGAAGTTGCGGCCGTCGCGCTCGACAACAGGCAGGTTGTTCACGTCGGTCAGGTTCACCACGTTGGTGTAGAAGGTCTTTTTGCTCATCACAAACTTGCTGTCGCGGTCGTACTTCGCGGGCAGCAGGCCAATCGCAGCGTCCAGGTCGGCCACAGCCAGCGCAGAGCCGGAGGAGCCGCCGGTCCAGTCTACGCCGGTGCCGTTGGACACGTCCCAGGTGTCGACGTACTTCTCGATGCCCTTCGGGTCGCCCGAACCGTCGCCATTGACGATGAAGTCCTCGATCTTGTTGCCGATGGCATCGGCCAGTTTGCGGGTCAGCCAGTCCTCAAACGCAGACACAGCCTGCTGCGCCAGATCAGCGCCAAGTCGAATGAAAGCGTTCATGTTGTAGCCGGCCAGGGTCACCTGGCGGAGCACCGCGTTGGATTCGGTCACAGTGCCGCCGGCGGCCTCGCGGGTAGCTCCGGGTGCGGTCACTTCCACAGCGATGTTGATGGAGCCGGGCATCCTGAACAGCTCAATTTCGTTGAGCAGCGGAACGGTGTCCACAAGGATTTCCACGACTTTATTGGCGGTCGCTTCGGGCAGCGCGGAGGTGCCGCCAGTCAGGGCGCGCTTCTCCACCTCGTTGAGTTCCTTGCCCTGCAGGTTCTTCAGCCACGCGCTGCGGTATTCCTCGCTGGAATGGTCCAGCATCTTTTCGATTTCCATTTTCTTTTCTTCCTTCCTTGCCTCAATGATTTTTTCGGGCGCCTTGCCCTCGTTCAGTTCCAGCGCGGTCTTTTTGCGCTGCTCCAGGTCAACCAGTTCGGCCTTGCGGGTGAGCAGGCCCTTCTTTTCCTCGGCGGCCTTTTCCACCGCTTCGGCTTCGGTCGCCTCGCGGACTTCCACGTCCAGCGCGGCCAGCCGTTCCTCCACTTGCTGGAGGTTCATTTCATCCAAATTCATGTCTTTACTCCCATGTAAAAGTATTTCGCCTTGACCAGTTCCAGTTCCCTCTGCCGCCGCGCCAACTCCTGGCGCTCCGCTTCGATCACTCCGTCGAAGTAGGACCGGGCAGATATTTCCGTCCCGGGATTAGCCGGGATTGAAACCGCTGATACGTCGTAAACCTTGCGGATACGCTTGATGACGCGCGTCCGGTTCGACTTGTCGTATTCGTCCTTGTCCACCGTGAAGGCCCAGGACATCTGGGTAATCAGCCCGCTGGTGATATCCTCGTGCAGTTCACGCGCCGCACTGGAGCGGCTCAAATCAGCATAGATAAACAGCCCGTGGTCGTCCGGCTCGATGCCCAGCGTCCTGTTGCTGGTTCGCGCCCGGACACGTCCCTGATGGTCCAACTGCATGATGACGTCGCTGACATCCGCCCCGTCCAGGGCGCCGCGGTCGATCACCTCGAAGTATTTGTTGCCTTCACTTTCAAACAACACATAGGGGTCGTTAAAAGTCGTTGCGTACCCTTCCACATAAAAATCCGTCTGGATGCGTTTCTGCTCAGACGGCTTCATCAGGGACATGGCACGATATTCTCTATTCGGTTTGACTGGCATCTTCCTCACCTTTCTCCGGCTCCTTGTCCGTCTCTTTTAATTCTGCTTCGCCTTTAGGGTCTTGCCAGAACAAAGGCTCGTCCCCCCACGGCACGGGAGGTAGATTCAAAATCGCTCTCAGTTCATTAGGCAACATGGTTTTTCTGTCCACATTATCCGCTTCCTGCAGCTTTCCCTCTGCCTCGCCTTTGGGGTCCTGCCAGAACAGCGGCTCGTCGCCCCAGGGCACCGGCGGAAGGTTCAGAATCGCTCTCAGTTCATTAGGCAACATGGTTTTTCTGTCCACAAGCTGTATTAGCTTGAGCTTGTTATCCATGCTCATGTACTGCATCCGGCTGGACTCAAACACCACCTCGTTGCCAAATCCCCGCTGCCGGTCCGTGTAAACCTTGTACGTCAGTTCCAGCCCCAGCGCCACCAGGAACGGCTCAATCGCGGAATCATAAAATGCTTCCCAGGCGTCCCCGAACAGCTTGCCCTGGATGGCGTCCTCGCTCACGCCAAAGTATCGGTAAATGTTCTCCCGAAGCTGCCCGACGTGTTCATAGGTGGCGATCTCCGGCTTCACGTCCACAGCCTTGAAGTCCACCGTGCTGTCCAGCATCGCGATACCGCTGCTATTCTCCAGACTCAGGTAGTCCGCCACGAAGCGGTCTTTCTGCCGCTTGATGTCATCATCTGAGAGCATCGCCTTGGTCGACTTGAGGATGCCGCGCAGGTTCGCGGTGCTCTTGATGGCGTTGGCCATGCCCTGGCCTGTGGTGTCCAGCAGCTGCAGGCTGGTCGTGATGGCGTTGTTAGAATCGCCAAATATATCGGATTCGTTGTAGTGCTTCCGCAGCACCAGCAGGTCATCCCACCCGGCTGTCAGCTTCTGGCCGCCCGCGAACTGAAACCGGATGTACAGCCGGCCGCCGTTCTCCACAGCTTCCGCCGGGCAGTTGGGCACCGGGTACAGCGAAATCGCCCGCCCGCGCTCGTCCCGGTTGATGTAGACAAAAACCGTGTTGTTCACCTCGTACAATGTACGGCACTTATACAGGAAATCCTTGCCGTTCATGTACAGATTTGGGCGCACCCGCAGCAGGCGCTCCAGCGCCGGGTCCTGCCGCGCCACCGCGTTGGCCTTGCTGGTGTGCTCAGCCAGCGTGTGGACGCAGCTCCTGGCCACATCATTCGCGTACACCCCGCCCTGGAACGGGTAGAAGCGGCTGTTGTACGTCCCGATCTCCCGCCAGGTCGTTCCGGTCCGGTCCTTCTTCCCGCCGAATAGGGCGGCGATTGCCCCTCTAAAATTCATTCGGTTCATCACTCCTTAATTCGGCAGTATCTGAGGAAATCTTCCTCATGGTCGCAGTAGCCCACAAAGGCGTTGAGCAGGCTCACCATGCCGTCAATGCGCCGTGTGGAAGATGTTTTGACGGGCTGCACCGTTTGGATGCCGTCCCGGTTTAGCGTCTTGACGCCTGTGTTCAGCAGGCACCAGCGGAGGATGGGGTTGTTTTGGTAGACCACGCGATGCTCCTCGAACAGCCCGCCCAGGCGCTTCATGGGGTAGGACCAGGTGAGAGGCCCCTGAGGAATCTTGACCATCTCAAAACCCTTGTCCTCCATGTCGTTTTGCCAGTAGCCGGCCAGGGCGCGGTCGTAACAGATCCACAGTGGGCGGACCCCGTGCCGTTCCACCATGTCCGTGAACCACTCTGTCACCGCCCGGTAGTCCACGGTGGCCCCTTCGCAGATGGTCAACCAGCCCTGCTCTGCCCACAGCCGGTAGGGCGCTTCCCGGGCGTTGCTCTGCTCAGTGGCGCTCACCCGCGCCTGCGGCAGGAAATACTGCTGCAGGACATAGAAGTTCGGGTCCTCCGGCTTGCGGATCAGCAGCGTCGCGCAGGTGAGGTCTGTCGTGGCGGAAAGGTCGCATCCGCCAATCGCGTAGGTGTTGCCCAGGTAGGCCATGTCCGCCGCCGATTCATTCAGCACCGCTTCATACGGCAGCCACGCCGCGGCGCTGTTCTCCGGCACGTTGAAGTCCTTGGTCAGCACCGTCTGCAGGAAGGTCGGGTCGCGCTTGGCCTTTTCCACATTCTCCGCCAGCGTCGCCATGCTCTTGATGCGGCCCAGCCCCGGGTTGGCCTTGCCCCAGCACTTGGGGTCACTCCATTCGTCCCGGCTGTCCAGTTCATACAGGAGCGGCAGCAGGCGGTAGTCCTCAAACCCAGGCTCCCACAAGGCCACCTTGCTGCAGTAGTCATACTTGGCATCAAAAAAAGCCTCGCGCACAAAGCCGTTGGTCGAAATCAGCCACGCCATCGGCTGCTCGCGGGCGGCTTGGCTCTGGACCATCACGTCATAAATCTTGCTGTCCCGCGCCTCATGGAACTCGTCCTGGCTGAAGAAGTGCGCGTTCAGGCCGTCCATCGTCTTCGTGTCGGCGGCCAGCGCCTTCAGGCTGGACATCATCGCCGGGAAGTAGATGTCCGACTGCCGCTTCTTCGTGATGGACCGGATGGCCTCTGACTGCGCCCGCATGTTCACGGCTTCGTTGAAAATCAACTTGGCCTGGTCGAGTTTGTTCGCGGTGCAGTACACCTCGCAGCCGTTCTCCCCGTCCGCGATCAGCATGTACAGTTCGACCGCAGCCGTCTCGGTCGACTTTCCGCACTTGCGCCCGCGGATATCCACAACCTCGCGGAAACGCCGTTTGCCGCCCGCGTCCAGCCAGCCAAACGCCAGCGCAATCTTGGCCTTCTGAAACAGCTCCAGCTCCAGCTTCTGCCGGCCCCACCTGCCCTTGGAATGTCGGCAGTAGGTTTCGATGAAATCAATCGGGCGCTGGGCGGCTTCTTCGTCAAAGCGAAATCCCGCCGGCGGCGCGTCCATCCACGCCACCTCGCGCTCATACACCGACCGCACCTTGGCGCTAACCACCTCATCCCCGCGCCGGACGGCCTCCAGATACAAGCGCGGCCAATTCACGGCGTCACGCCCCCTTGCCGCCAAGAGCAAACTTCATGATGGCCTCAGCAGCGTCCCTGCTCGACTGCGGCATCCCGTCACAAATCTGCTTGACCACCTTCATGTAGGTGTTGACCATTTTGTCGTACACTTCCACGGCGGAGGACTTCTTCCGCCCGGACTGGTTCGCCCCGTTCTGGTAGGTCTCGATGATGCCGTCCCGCCTGATGATCAAGCGGGTCTCCTCCAGCGTAACGGCCATAAACGCGGCGTCCTGCACCAGCCCGTCCATGATCTTGGCCGATTCCGGGCTCAAGTCGACCAGTACCCGGCGGAGCCGAGCCAGCTCCTTTTTGATTTTGGCTTCTCGCTCAACTTCTGTGAAAATGCCGATATCTTCGGCCATGTCTACACCCCTTGCATTATCTTCGGTCAGTATCAGGAGGGGAGGGCGGCGGTTTGGGAAGGGAACGCGCGTTCGTTATATCAAGGGGGGACTGTCCCCGCTCCGGCGTGGAACAACCTGCCCGTCCTCATCGAACACAAAACCATCCACCACGTCCCCCGCGCCACGGTGCCGCTTCTGATGACAGTCGAAGCACAGGCACACGAGGTTGTCCAGAGCCAGCGACACGCGCCCGTCCGTGATGTTCTCCGGGGTCAGTTCGATCAGGTGGTGCACTTCCTCGGCACGACCACCGCAGTCCACACAGCTGTATCTGTCCCGGTTCAGCGCGTGCTGGCGCTGTTGCCTCCACAACTTGGAGAGGTAGAACGCCCGCGCCCAAGGCTGTGCCATGTCATACCACCGCCTCGAAGCGGTAGTAATCGCCATGCAACAGTAATTTATTCGCCCCTGGCATCGCTGCCGGAGCCAGCATCTTGTCAATCGCATAGCCGTAATACGCCAGCCACGGACCAGCCACCATGTGCAGAGTGGGTCTGAAGGTCGCCCTGCGATTCTGCATATCAAGCACAATCTTTGACCCGCGCAGAGCGTAGGGCTTGTGGGTATGCGCTGTGATGAGGATGTCCACACCGTCCATGGTCTGCAGGAAGCGGTCGTTACGGTTGACCCCTGCTCCCGGTAGTCCGCCACCCCCAGCACCGTGGAGGCAAGCCAGGTAGTAGACGTGCGGCTTGCAGTCGCGGACCTTGCCAGCCGTGCGCTTCCCAAGTGCAATGCGGACGAAGGCGATTGA